GTGTTCCACTGACAGAATACGCTGATGTGTCTTGGACAACTCCATCTACCGAAACAAGAACGTCTTGGACATTACCAACACTTCTTCCCATAGTAAATGTTGTTGCACTTGCATCACCATTAAAGCGTTCTACAGAAGGTACATCGTGAAAGTTTTTAGCAGGAGCATTACCAACATATCCCATTAGGTTATCTCCATAATACTCATTACTGTATCAAGACTATCGGCTGTATCAGAAGACGTTGTTATAGTGTTTGTTGCTTCCATAATAACTTTATTACCTGCCATAAACTCAAAACTACTTCCTGCAGGTATAGGTATATTTTTTGCTAAATGAACTGTTTGTCCTGCACTTAACTTAATGTCAGCAGTTATTTGGCTTGTCGTTGTATTAGATAACGTCAAGCCGATAACAACTGTAGTCGTTGAAGCAGGAGTAGTGTAGACATTCATATTGGCATTAGCTGAAGTGTTAGCTCCATTGTATACCTTATTTTTAAAGGTGTTAGCCATTGTCTACCCCCTACGCTACATCATCTAATAAAGCTGCAACTACAACTTCGGCTGTTGAAGCTGAAGAGATTGCATGAATATCTGCGACTGTAGTATTAGGTAATCTTGCACAAAAGAACTCATTAGGTCCTATTGTAATACCATCACCTGCTGAACTTGAAGCAGTACCTGCATCTAATACGATATAGATACTTCTACTGTTTGTGTCAACATTTTTAATAAATAAAAAATTAACTTTATCACCTGTCGCTACTGCTGTAAAACCTGTATCATCATCAACTGCTGTGTAATCTATATAACTACCTGCAATTAAGTCGGTGCTAGAGTTAGATACACTAGTTAATTTATAATACCATTTATCATTAGCATCAGCAGGAGTGACTGTCATAGTCGCTGATAGGGTTTTAGCAATTTCATCAGGCAAAACTGTTGTCTGAATACTTGCTACTGCATCATCTGCCATTATTTTTCTCCTTTTTCATAATTATACACTATTTTTACTAATTTGTCAAGTTTTTAAACTAACCAAGAGCGATAGCTAAAGCTGTCGGGTCATCACTAGAAAATCCTTGAGCAGTCATAAATGTTGTTAATCTTGATAGAGCAGCTTTTCTATTTGCTCCACCTGCACCATCATCAACAACAATTAAATCAGTTGAAGCTAAATCAGCACCTATGTCTGAAGCTCCATCAATATCTACAGCAGTTAATGAAACTTTGTTTGCAGTAGATATAGTTGCTAGTTTAGTGTCTACTATCGCAGCACTAGATTTAATATCGGCATTTACAATATTTGTAATTGTATTGTTATCGGAATCTATAGATTTATTTGTTAACGTATCTGTTGTTGCTTTACCAACTATTGTATCCGTAGCTGATGGTAAAGTTAACGTTACATCTGCAGTTGATGCAGGACCTATCAATGTTACTTTATTTGTTCCGTTATCACTATCTTCAAAGAACTCTAAAAACCCTGCACTTGTTGCACCATTTTTTAACTGTATACCTGCATTTGCTATTGGTGTTGTTAGTGTTGGTGTCGTTAAAGTTTTATTAGTGAGCGTGTCTGTAGACACAAGAGATACGAGAGTTGAACTTGACCCTGCAGGTAATAACATTGTATTCGTAACACTTGCTGAGTGTGGTTGAGATTGTAAAATCTGTCCATGTGAATTACTCTCACAATTAAATTGTATAGCACCTGCGTTGTCATTACCAACAATAGTTACATGACCTGTACCTTTTGCTAATATATTTAAATCAATATTTGTATCGCCACCTGTAGCTGATAACTGAGGACCACTACCTGTTGCTGCATTGGTTACATCAAATTGATTGACTGCAGAGGCTGTAGTTTGAAATATAATCTGTTCATTACCACTTTCATCAGCAATAAAATGTGCATCATCAATAAGTATGTTATGGGAATTTGTATCAAGATTACCACCTAATTGTGGAGTTGTATCGCCAACAACATCTGTTAATCCACCAAGACTTGTTGATAAGTTTGCAACCGATATTTTCTTTAACCCTGCATCAGCATCGTGTAGTAGGAGAGTATCATTAGTTGTGTCTACTCCTGATGTTATAGCATCATGTCCTGTAACAACATTAGCATTTAACATACCACTTTCTACTGCTGTATTTGCAATAGTAACTGCACCTGCTGATGACATAGTAACGTCACCTGATATTGCAACAGGATTATAGTTAGAACCATCGCCAACGAGCATATGCCCTGCAGTATTTGTACCCATAGTAATGTCATCGCCTGTTACAGTTAAATCTCCTGTAACTACAACGTCACCATTAAATGTAGCTTTACCTGCTAATGCCATGTCAATGTCAAGAGCAGTTATAGCTGAAGAACCATCTGTTCCTTTAATTGCAAAGTTTTTATCAGCAACACTAACAGTAAATTCTACATCACTTGAGTTATTTGCAATGTCAAGTATAGATGTTCCATCATCTTTAAATATTACATTTGCACCATCGGCATCAAGAATAATATCTCCTGAAGAGTCTAGTGTTATATCTGTGCCATCATTTGTAATTGTATCAAGTGCAAGAGAACCAACATTACTAATGTTAGAATCACTAAAGTCAATCGTACCTGTAACATCTAAGTTACCACCAACACTTAAATTACCTGATACATCAACTGCACCATTAATATCTATTGTGGTTGCATTTATTTCTATTTCAGTATCAGCAACTAAATCTAACACACCATCGGCTGATTGATGAATATAAGTTGCACTGTCACCAAATTGTAACTGTCTTGAACTGTTAAGTAATAGTCCTGTATCGGCTACGTGAGTTAAGGTTACATCCGTATCTGCACCAAACCCTAATACTGCTGCATCAGATTTTAATGTAAAGTCATCACCTACTGTTGCATCAGCAGACATCTCAACTAACGGACTTGTTATTTCTACTTCTGTATCGGCATCAATATCTAATTGTCCATCGGTGCTTGAGTTAATAGATAAAGCACTATCTCTAAATGTTAATTTTATAGCATCGTTAAGTAGTAAAGCTGTATCGGCTACATGTGTTAGTGTAACATCATTGTCTGAACCAAAACCTAATACTGCAGAATCACTATCTAATTTTAAATCATTGCTTACTGTAACTGCTGTAGAGGCATTTAAATCTATTGTTGCTTCACCATCTATTCGTAATACACCATCAGAAGACTGTTGTATAAAGGATGCAGTATCACCAAACTGTACTTTTTCTGTACTGTTCATTAAGATGTCATCAGAAAACTTAAAGTAATCTTCGTCTTCCATCCAAGTTAAAACACCATCGGCACTATTACCATCAAATGTAATAGCAACATCCGTATCTGCACCTGTACCAAAAGTAAGTGTGTTACCTAATAATTTTGTAATAGGACCACCCTCGGCAGTTGTGCCATCGTGTGTATGTCCTGTACTTGCTGCAAAAGCAGCTAATATCTGATTAAACTCATCATTACTATGGGCAGCAGTAATAATATCGCCATCAGTAAATGTTGATTGTCTAGTGTATGTAGCTCCCATTTATCGTCTTGCTCCTACTTGATATTCTAATCCAAAACCTCGTAATGCATAAGGTGCTGAAGTTCCGTTGTCGTTTACACGTAATGCTACTGTAAACCCTGAACCTTCTACAGATTGTCTTAATAAAGGTTCTGTTTGTCCACCATACGTTGCAGTTCCATACGTAGCAACTCCATATACTGCTACAATATCGGCTGCAGATAGTGAGTATGCTGCAGGTCTTGGTGTGTCAGGGTCTTCATAATCATAACGTAAAAATAAATCTGCATTAACAGAAGACTCAGGTTTATAACTTACAAGAATACGTTGCATATGTTTTCGTATTCCTGCATCACCAAAACTTAAATCAGGACTTCTATATTTACCATCTATAGCAGTTCCATCAAAATCGTTACCACTTTCTTGTTGATAAATATAACCATCAAATCCCCCATGTATTATTGTTGTACCTGTTGTGTCTGTAAAAGTAGAGGTAGATGAAGGTTTAACGCCCTTTAATTTTGCAAATTCAAATGCTTGTCCTCTAAGAGAACATATTGCACCTTCAGTTAAACTTTCTAAAATACTAGCCTTAGAAAAAAATACTCTATACTGAGTTTTATTTGGTATAACTAAAGATGTAAAATTTGTTGCAGTAGCTATGTTGTCATTAAATAAAGGTTGAACATTTGCACTTACAGTACCCAACTCTACGTCACCAATTCTAGCAGTACCTGCAACAGTACGTAAGCCATCAGGTGCTAAGAATATTAAGTCTCCTGCAAATTCCTGTATAGTCTGCCCATTTACACATCCTATATCTCTTGTTACAGGGGTTACTGCAAAGTTACTACTTGATGTTCCTGATAATTTAAATATTCTATTTTCACAAAATATAAATAAATCTTCACGGAATACTTTAAGTCCAACTATCGTATCGTCAACTTTAAAACTTCCTGCTCCACTTCCTGTAGCAAAATCATCTTCATCAAATGGAATACTAAAAACGACTTCTTGAGGTTTGCTAGACATTCCTGCATAAAACATGTGGTCTTTAAATGCCTTAACAAACTTTGCACCTGTAACTGCTGTGCTTACTTCACCACCACCTGCTGAAGTTACATCAGTTGCAGCAAAGGAAGTATTAAATACTGTTGGTGCATTATTACCATCGGCAACTATAAATTTACTGTTACCATCAAAATTAAATATTTCAAAATCGTATGTAGAAGCACTTGTTCTACCTGTATCTATTTCTGTCCACGAATTGTTACCTGCAGTAGCAGTATGTATTTTTTCTCCTCTTGCAGCAACTATCTTGTCATTAAATTTTATAGACAATAAAACTGCTTCTGACGAGGAACTTGTTTGTGGTACAATATTATCTACTAATTTAGTAAAACCATTAATTCGTCTATAACCACCTTCAATATCAGGTTCAAAGTTTTGTAACTCTAAGGCTTCTCCTGCATTCATTGCAAAAGTAGATTTATTTAAAACTAACCCTCCCTGTAATGGAAAGTTTACAGGTGTTACTTGCGATGCATCAGGCATTAATTTATCCTTGCATTAAGAGTATTTGCTCCGTATGTACCTGCTCTTGGTATATATGTAGAACGAACATATTGATATTTATTTACTAATAAAGTTTGCATATTTTTTATGCCTTGTTCAAATCTTTGAAAGTTTAATTGATACTGTGCAGTTTCACCTCTGTATTGGTAAACAAAAGCAGTTGCACCATCTACGATTACTGCATCAAACCTTTCAGGAATACTTGTTGTATCTCCATGTGCAGACATGTCTGTTGGAAAAGTAAAATGGTCAAATTTTATAACATATGACCTATTTGGAAAAGGGTATAATAAATAATTATTGTCAGGTGTTCTTACAATATGTTCAGGAACACCCCCTTGGTCAAATTGTGCTACTGTTACACCACTTAGTATAGAAGCAGCAGTTGTTCCACCTGCACCTCTTGTACAACCTGTAAATGTTGTACTACTACCTATAGCAGTATATGTAATTTCTTCGTTGCCTATGTGTAAAGTGCCTGAAGAATCAAAACCTGTTGTGCTAGTAACTGTAATTGTTGTTACACTATCAGTGTGAGTAGTGCTTGTAGTTGTTGTATTTATTTCGTCTTCTTGGTCACTAACAGCATTAATGTATTCATTGTAATCTAATTGTGATAATCGGTATCCTGAGTTACCTAAGTCACTATCTTTTACAAGTCTAAATGTATTATAGTCTACTGTTTTTGCAGAAGTAGGAATGCTATACCTTACTACACCTGCAGTTAAAGTCTTAGATTCTGTTGAGTGATTAAAAGGATAATTAAACTCTCTTTGGTTTATATAACGAACAGATTCATTGACTGCATTTTGTGCCTGAACTTGTATACCTCTAGCAGTAGAGAATGTAGTAGATGTTAATTGTACTTCATTCAATCGTGATAATGTTTTATTTGTAAGAGATAAATAAGTTGCCGACATTATAATTCCTATATATGTAGAGGAGCAAGTTG